CACAATGAGGCCTTACGGAAGATTTCTTTTTCTTTTTCATAACTTAGCGGCATTTTGTTTCACCATATCAATAGCAGTTTTCATCCAAATACCCATGTGGTCATAGTGTGGTGATGATACGATGTTACCATCTACAACAACGGGTGCATTAACATATTTAGCGCCTGAATTATTGATATCATCCTCAAGACTATAGTAACCACTAATCTCACGACCTGCAACAATCTTAGCAGAAATCATTAACTGAGCACCATGACATGTAGAGGCAATTACTTTACCTCGTTTATTCCATTCAGAAATAAAACTAATAACTTGTTTCTCTTGCCTCAATTTCTCAAGAGCTTTAACACCACCTGGCAAAATAAGAATATCAAATTCTTTCAAACAATTGTCAACAACATCTTTATGATTCAATTCATTTACAAGCGCATGTGAGGTCATGTTTGAACCCATAATGCCAAAGAATTTGCCAATCACATTTGACATAACAACGACTTTATCCGTTTCTTCTTTCAATCGGTAGAATGGATAAACCAACTCTTGGTCTTGGAAGTTTTCCCATGTAATAATCAATGCTCTCATAATCAATCTCCTAATAATTTACGTTTCAATTTAATTGTCTTTGTTGAGTCCAACTCATCTCTGGCCTTTTGACCAAATTTATTTTCTAATAGATTTAAATACTTATCATTCGAATGATAAGTATCCCAAGCCTTATCTCTAAATGCAAGGATTTCTGCCGAAGTTAAATGTTCATTCGATAGATTCAAAGTGTCGTATGAATGTTGACTATAACCAGAATATGTACTTGGCAACTCTGTACCAAACAATCGTGCTTGATTATGTAATGGACTACCTGGATATGCCATTGCAGAATAGAAGTTTGCCATCTCAGTTGGATTCTCTAGTGCAAAGTCTAGTGTAGCCTGCATAGTTTCTTTTGTATCATATGGCAAACCAAAAATATAATTACCACCAACATTGATACCTGCATTACGAATATCATTAATCAAATCTAATACTTTAACTTCTTGGAATCCTTCTTTGTGAATTTCTTTACGCAAAGTGTTATTTGGATTTTCAATACCAAGACCTAACCATTTAACACCAGCCTTTTGCAACTTCTCTAAGTACTTAGGCTTGCAGGTATCGACTCTTGAATATGCCCAAATATTGAAATCATATCCACGTTCAATAATCAAATCACATATTTTACCAAAATGATTTGGGTTTAAAACAAACAGTTCATCAGCAATCTTTACATTACGAACACCTTGTGATGCAATGTAATCAAACTGTTTAATAATAAACTCTGGTGACCACCAACGGAATGTGTTACTATCGGCACTTGATACATTATCACCTTGTTTAGTTCTGTTGATAATATTAATCATACAGAAAGAACACTTGTATGGGCAACCAAGACTTGTATAGATGGCTGCAAATGGTTGTTTCTCTGTGTCATTAGACCATGAATGCCACCCAGCAGTTCTATACTTACTCAAAGATGGTAACAAGTCCCATGCCATACCAGGAAGTTCTTCTTCAAGTCTTTCTTTTGGAACAACTTCAGTTGGATCATTCATAATGATATTAACACCATCTCTGTAAACTAAACCAGGAACTCTTTTAAGTTCAGACTGAGTTAATTTACTCAATGACAGCAATGCATGTAATGTATAAACACCTTCATTCTGACACACGGCATCAATGAATGTTTCTTGTTTCATTGTTTGTATTGGCAAAGCTGCAACGTGGCCACCAACAAACACAATGAATGTATCTGGTGATAAGTCTTTCAGTTCTCTTGCAGTCGCAGTTGCACCTTCCATGTTTTGTGATGATGCAGATGGTTGTTGGCCATATACAACAAAACAAACAATCTTTGCTTTGTATTCTGTGATTCTTTTTGCAGCAGATAGGTAATCTAAACCTTCTACTTCTGCATCTAAGATTTCTGGTCTATGCCCTTTTGTACGAACACTATTTGCCAACATTGCAGCCCAAATAGGCGGTTCAATTGCGGCATTGTTCTTTGCAAGGCCTTGATAAATCTTTTCAGATGCGTTAGGATGTACAAATAATATATCAATCATATTTCTTACCAATCAAATCATTCCAATCAAGTTCTTTAGAGTCAACAGCTGTTACATGTTTAAACTGTTTCATTTTATTTAGCACATCATCATTATCATCATAGAAAACAATTTTATCTACAACAAACTTAACATCAAGTGTCTTATCATATATCTTAGACTCTAATCTTTTGATAAAATTAAAATGATTGTATATGCCAAATTTTCTTAATAGATGTACAGATTGTTGGTGTTCATATGGAATTGAAGGGTGTTTACCAGCAGAAACAAAACCAATTTTGTTGTTACCACTTTGAAGATATTTTAAATAGTTCTTCACACCTTCTCTGAGTATGCATATAGAACCAACATCATCAACGATAACGTCATCGGTATTATTAAAAGGGAAAACCATTTGTTTTGCCCAAATAGGATCATTATGTTTATTGAAACAATCCCAAATTGTTAAGTCTAAGTCAAATAAGTGTATCATTTTGTAATCGAAATCATAGTTGTAGTTGGTTCAAGATAAAATGCCTTTAACAGGCGAGAGAGAGTATGACCATCAATAACATCACCAGGCCATACAATAATTTGATTTGTGTGGGTACAAATACCACCATTTGTTATAATATATAAATCTTCTTCTTTACCATTCATTAAAGATCGCTTAACTGGCTTAATGTGCTTTATTTGACAGTTAAAGACTTCTATAGGTTTAGATTTATTATTAGCTTCTTTTATCCAAATACACTCATCAGTCTTTTCAAAATGATGTTTTGTACCTTCGTATTGTTTACCACTTCTTCCATACTTGTCTTCTAATCTAACCAAGTCATGTTTATCTTCCGGCGTTTCAACTTCAAGTATGAATGCACCACCTTTAGATACTGCTTTTGTAGAATGAAATCTAGACCTAAAGATATGTATCTTGTCTAGAGCTTTTAATTTAATTGTATTCCGTAAAAATGATAACTCTGTTTTGCCTTTGAGTAAAACAAAACCAGTGTTCTTATTTGGATGACAATGCATTGAAGTTTCTTTACCTTCTTCAATGTGTAGAAACCAAATTGCAACATTTGAATTTCTATAACAGAGATATTCCATACCCCAAGGTTTTTTCACAATAACATTACTATAATCCATTTCAATGTACCTTACTATTACGTCTTTCTTTTAACAATTCAATCAACTCTTCCTCATCTAACTCTGCATCTGTTGGACCGTCATCATTATCATTATCAAACAACTGCGGCCTAATTGAAGACTCTGTTGCATGTTTCACATCTTCATCACATACTGCATTAGAGTAATACTCTACTAAATCATCTTTTGGATCTATAACAGTAAGTATATCTGCCTCATAAATTATAGCAGAATTTTCTTTAATCAATTCTATTGGCAACCAAGGCATCATCATCATTACGGATCTACCCGTTGATACTCTTTTAAATACGATGTGCATTGGCCTATTCAGTAAAACAGTATCACTATCTTCTATTGCTGTGCAATCAGCTATAATATCTTCGCCACTTTGCAAACGAACAATTTTAATTTGAGATTCTGTTGTATTAAGCATTTTTGAGTTCTATGTTGTAAAATTTGTAATTGAATTTTTCTTCGTCATATATTTTAACACGTTCCACAAAATGTTTCAATGTATAATTGGTAAACTTGCCAATTCTAAAATCATCTGCAATATCAAATAGAGTTGCAGCTTCTTTGTTATCACCTAATCTTAGACCTCTACCTATTGATTGTAAATTACGAATCCTTGACTTAGAAGGTGAGGAAAAGATAACATTATGTAAATTACGAATGTTGACACCAGTACTAAAAGTGCCATATGAAGCAACAATGATTGCATCAAGTTCTCTTTCAGTAATTGCCCGAATCGATTCCCTAATCTCAACATCGGTGCCACCAAATACAAAGAATACTTTTCTTTTACCTGCATGTTCTTTAATGTTCTCATATAAATGTTTACCATGTTTCTCAACAAATTGAAATAAAACTAACGAATTACCATTCAGAGACAAAACTAAATTTCGAATAAAATCATTTCTGGCCTTATTCATTACTATGTATTCGATCTCTTGGTTATAGTCCCAAGATTTAGATTCTTTACATATAGTATCAGAGTATTTAAGAATCAAACATTTGATACTAAAATCTGCCAACTGTTTCTTCTCAATCAGTTCGGCAGTAGATGTTGCTTTATAGACTGGACCAAATAGTCCTTCTAATACTAATCTATGTGTTTGAGTTCCATCAAGTGTCCCTGTTGTCCCTATTCTATATTTAGCCGCTGTGCAACCAGATAGAATTGTTGTGAGAGACTTAGCCTTGAATTGATGTGCTTCATCACCTAAAACAAAATCAAATTGTTCAAAGTAGTCACCTTCGTTTTTGTATATTGATTGCCATGTTGTTATGGTAAGAAACTTGTTTGTATGTTTCTCTTTACCTGCGTATTGGCGATGACAGTATTCTTCTGAATCATATCCATATGAAGCAAAATCAGAATACATTTGTTCAACTAATGATGTTGTTGGAACAATTAACAGTCCACGTTTTGCATCTGACGATTGTAGATATCTAATGATACAATACAATATCAAAGATTTGCCTGATGCAGTTGGTGATAGTAAAAGAATTCTTCTATTACGAATGGCATGAATGAAAGACTTTAATTGATAGTCTCTAATCTCATGCGGTAACTTTAATGACTTAACAAACTCTGCAGCTTCAATTGCAGAATAGTTTTCTGTTGTTGATACATCAGAATCAATCTCTAATGTATAATCACGTTCTTTGCAAAACTTTTCAATATAAGGTACTAGACCATGATATATTGAAAAGCTCCGCAAGTCAGCTAGTCTAATTTTTCCATCCCACAAACGACTCTTGTAGGCTGGAACAAATTGATATCCTGGAACGTAGAAGGTAAAGTAGTCACTCAGTTCTTGTGCAATGTTTCTATCACATTCGAACTGAATGAAAGCCTCATTCTTCTTATGAAGTATTAAATCAGACACCTTGAATAAATCTTTCCCATGCTATAAAGTCACGGAGTTGGAATGTTCTACTATTCAACTCCTTTAATATAGCGGTACAAACATCAACAATCTCATCGTGCATTGCTTTAGTTGCAATGTACTTGTTG